ATTCTATTGAATTATATGGTCCACCAATTATAATACCAGAAAAAAAATTAAGTGGTACGGGAAAAACAGAAACACTTGAAAGTGTTAAATTGCCAGTTATAACTGTTTATGTTGAAGAAATAAAACTGAAAAGGTCGGATATTCCAATTAAAATTAGGTCAATAACTTTTCCACAGGCTACCATAGAATCTCTTGTTGTACCAGAACAGTTATCGCCAGATCCAGAAATTGAATCGTTTACAATAGAAGATGCACCATTTACTGTATCTGCTATAAGAGCGGTTGAAAAAAAAGAAGGTACTCCAGCTGGATTTGTTAAAAATCAAACTATTATATTAGAAGATGTTGACATAAAAGTGGATTTGAATGATCTTCTTAAAAAATTACAATTCTTTCAAGATACAGATAAAAGACCGCTTGTTGATTTGAATTTGAGTAACAGAGATTCTACATTAAAAGTTAGAAGAATTTTAATACCGGAAAAAGCAGAAGAAAAACATACGATATTAACCGTTTCAACTGAACCAATAAAACTCGGTCAATTGGAATATAGTACAAATCCAAATGAACAAAAAGAAGTGTTAATTTCAGATAAAAATCCTGAAATTAAATTAAAAGATGTTGTTATTGATACTAAAAAATTAGTAGAAGAAAATCCTAAAAAATTCGATATACCAGAAATTTTTAGGCAAAATTTACCAGTAATAACATTAAGTGAGGTTACACTTACTATAAACGCGTCTTCAATTTTACTACCAGTTAGTTCTTCAAATGAACCTGTTGTAATAAACAATGTTAGTTTTCCGAACAATATGATAACTACACAAGAAGTGATTACTGTACCAGAGAAAAAGAAAACGGTAGAAGAACAGAAAAAAGAAGGTAAAGCGGATACTGCACAAAACGAAGGTAAAAAAGAAATAAAAGTAAAAGAAAAATCAGTAGAAAAAGGTACTAAAGTAAAGGACGGTAAAGTAGAGAAAGTAGAGGATATTTCTAAAGTAAAAACACCAACTGCATCTAACACACTTGCTAAAATAACTAAAGGTAGAGATATACCAGATGTTCCTGGTATAGAAAGACCATCGGATTTACCTGATTATGCAAAAGTAATTACACAAGGTCGTCAATATAAACGTTGGAGTAAAGTACCAACTGGAATGCCTGTTTTTGCGCAATGGGAATGGCCATGGCCAATATCATCGATATGGAAGAGTACAGGTGAGGAATTAAATAATAAGAATAGTAGTCCAAGTAAATTAGATGGTACGTGGTGGGAATATTTTTGGAATCCAACAAAAGGAATACCAACATATGGTGCAAAAGATTCAAGTCATAGTACCGCTAAATCTTTTCTTATTTCTATTGCCAAAGACCCACAATTTGGACCACATATACCTGGATCACCAATGCCAAAATATTTTCAAGGCATTAGTACAAGTGGTACAGACCATTATAATAATAAAGATGCAAGTGGTAACTCTGATTGGGGTAAAAAATTTGTAGACTTTATAGATTTCAAAACTAAAAAATTTAAAGGATTAATTCCAACAAACAAATACTATATTTGGCAAGAACCCGATGGTACATATTCTGCAAGATGGTTAACTACTGAAGAATATAAAAAAGGTCTTGGAACGTTTCCTTTTTTTATGCAAGGTCGTGGTTTTCACGAAGGATTTACTCCACTTGGATTTAATGCAGATTGGAATAGACTGGTTTCAACATTTCGTCAATCTATACAGTTTGGTACAGGTGATATAGCAGGATACGGACCACCACTACCTTATGATTATAAATTTAGTTTGATTGATATTGGTCTTATTATGAATTTCATGCAATGTGGGTATGTAAATAGATATAAACTTCCAAATAAGGCAAGACCACCACTCGCAGCTTCTCGTACAGAACAGCACTTAATGATGGTTGATTCTATAAGTCCTCAATGGTTAACAGGAATAATTGGCAACGATCCAATGGCGGGAAATTTTCTGGCTGGTAATGGTCCAGATATTAATTTAAACTGGGCAAACGAACCGCATTGGTGTGGTATATCAACAGCATTTTTTAATCGAAAAGGTAATGTTGAACTTGGTGGAGGACCAACTCTTGTTACAGCGTATGAAAGTGATGTACTATGGAATTCTGATTCTAAACTATCTGGTAAACCACTACCACTTAATAGACCGAGATTAGAAGAAGGAGAAAATGACCCATGGGATGAATCACGATGGTATGCACTTTCACGTAATGCTGTTTCAAACTCACCCAATCCTGGATATGTAGTTAGAAATAAATGGTATGAAGCTCGTGATAAGTTTGGTGCTGAAAAATGTCAACATCCGTATGATGACGATTATATAAATGCGAATAAGGGAAGAATAAACCAACTTTGGTTTATACCAGGTGTTCATTATCAACTAACTGGTGGTGGTAAACCTACAACATTGACAACCATTGGGGCTGACTTGATAAAAACCGCTATTCTAAAATTAGATTGGGGTGGTGCTATTATTACACATTCTGGCCACGTTGAAACGGTTTTAGCGTTAGATGTAGATGGTACAGTTTATCGTTATGGTGGTAATACATCAGTAGGTGGTAAAGGAGGTAATACTGGTAATGCAATGGGTATTTGGGGTACAAGTGTTGGTGACTTTCCAGATTCTAAAGCAGATGATACAAGAGGTGGATTTTGTGTTATAACTAGATCTTTTCCTAAACACGCTACAAACAGATCTGGATTAGGAATTTCTGCTCCTTGGAAAATAACTCCAGTTGTACAGACTTATTTTGATTTTTTAGAAAACAACCCAAATGCTGCAGAATTCATCGTTTATAAAGATTATGGTGTGATAATAAATAAAATGAATACTATAGTGAATTCATCATTTTTAAAGTAATATAAAGGATTTAACATGGATACCAAAAACTTTTTCAGTAAAATACGTGAAATAATACGTGAAGAAATTGAATACGCTTTAGAAAAAAAAGTAAAAACAGAATCTTCAAAAAAGAAAGTACAACAAGAAGCACTCCATCACGGTGTTTCGTTATTCAAGAATCAAACATCTACCGCTAAACCAACGAAGCAAAAGCAAGTTAAACATGAATTTTCAAGCATTCAAGATTTGTTGGCGGAAACAAGAAGAAGTTTACAAGAAAGTATGGAAGATGATAATTATGAAAATTCAGATAGTTATTTGAATGAAGGGTATTCACAAAAAAGTATGGGTGCAATACCACACGGAGTTAATCCATCAGAAGTACCGTCTGAAGTTATGAGCGCATTAACACGAGATTATTCTGCACTAATGAAAAAGATACAAGAAAAAAATGGAGGTTGATTAAATGGCAAGCGTTAATTTTCGGCAAAGAATGCGTGGTTCTATTAACGACGTAGTTCTTATAAATCCAAGTGGTGTTAATAAACCAATCGGTGTTAGTATTCCATTTAATAATCCAAGTGGTATTTTTTATAATACATTTACAAATAATACACAAATTCTTACAAATTTAAAAATGTTAATATTAACACAAAGAGGTGAGCGATATTTACAGCCAGAATTTGGAACTGATATACGATATATATTATTTGAAAATATTGCAGATGAAGATTCTTTTAAAGAAACGTTGATTGGAACTATAACATCTGCTATTTCAAGATGGATGCCGTTTTTGAGTGTTACGAACTCTGAAGTATTAATTAATGTAAATACAAGTGACAAAATAGTTGAAAACGATCATGCAGTTAGTGTTAAACTTAATATAAATATAGGAGGAACTCCTAGTTATTTTCCAATAATTATATTTATATCTGAAACTGGTAATTTAACCATACAAGAGGCGTTATATAATGGCTGATTTGATTAAAAAGGATGTACGTTATTTAGGTAGAGATTTTAATTCCATTAAAAGTAACTTAATTGATTTTGCAAAGAATTATTTTCCAGATACTTATAAAGATTTTAATGAAGCATCACCTGGTATGATGTTCATGGAAATGGCTGCCTATGTGGGTGATGTTTTATCATTTTATACTGATACAGCTTTACAAGAATCAATGATTCTTCATGCTACAGAAAAACAAAATATAATGAATATTGCACAATCAATGGGTTATACTCCGAGATTAAGAAGTGGTGCAAATGTTTTATTGGATGTTTTTCAATTAGTACCATCGAAAACTTCTGGACTTGATGTAGTTCCTGATTTTTCTTATGCATTCGCAATAGAACCCGGTATGCAGGTTGGAACTGATAATTTTTCGGGTGGTACTACTTTTAGAACAACCGAGTATTTAGATTTTAGATTTAGTAGTAGTTTTTCACCAACCGAAATAACACCTTTTGAAATAGATGATGTTACAGGTGAAGTTACCTTTTGGTTATTAAAAAAGAAAGTACTTTCAATTTCTGGTAGAATAGAAAGTAAATCATTTTCTTTTGGTTCGCCTAAAAAATATGATACTGTTAAAATAACAGCGCCAAATCTAATAGAAATATTATATGGTGAAGATACACAGGGAAATAGATGGACATATGTTCCTTATTTAGCACAAGATACAGTATTTGAACCAGTTCCAAATATACCAAGAAATGATAAAGTTTTAAGTGCTCATAGAAATGAAACACCCTATTTATTAAAGTTAAAACGTGTGTCAAGACGATTTACGGTAAAGTATGGTCCAGAAAATGTACATGATATAGTTTTCGGTGGTGGAATGACAAATTTTGATGATGAAATATTAGTTCCAAATCCAGATTTAGTAGGAAGTTCTTTAACTGGTATAGAAAGTTCAACTTCTCTTAATATAGATCCTTCAAACTTCTTGAACACAAAATCATATGGTTTAGCACCAAATAATACTGAGATAACAATATATTATACAACTGGTGGTGGTATTGATGATAATATAAGTTCTGATCTTATAACTAAAGTTTATTCAAGACAAATTTTGATAGACGAATCTGGATTAGATAGTACACTACTTAATCAATGTATATCGAGTTTAGCAGTTAATAATGTAGAACCCGCAGTCGGTGGTACGGGAGCGGAAGATGAAAATGAAATAAGGCAAAATACACTTTCTAATTTTGCTACTCAAAACAGAGCAGTTACTAAAGAAGATTACATAATAAGAGCATATAGTTTACCAGCAAGATATGGTTCTATTGCAAAGGCGTATGTAACAAGAAATACTCAGTTAACATACGATGATGTTTTTTATAGTGATAGAAGACAAAATGGACTTGCTTTAGGATTTTATATTTTAGGATATGACGGTAAGAGTAAATTAGTAACTATTAATACCGCAACTAAAGAAAACTTAAAAATGTACTTGAATGAACATAGAATTTTAACAGACGCTATTGAAATAAAAGACGCTTATATAATAAACATTGGAATTGATTTTGACGTAATAACACTACCTGACCAAAATTCTAATCAAGTAATTTTACGATGTATAGACCGACTTAAAAAATATTTTGATATTAAAAAATGGCAAATAAATCAACCTATTGTGGTTAGTAATGTGTATACTGAGTTGGATAGAGTGGACGGTGTACAAACAGTAGTTAGTGTTAAATTTAAAAATTTAAGTGACCAAACACTTGGATATTCAAAACACGTTTATAATTTAGATAGAGCAACTAAAAACGGTGTTATATTTCCATCGTTAGATCCATCAATATTTGAAATAAAATACCCAGACAATGATATTCTTGGTAAAGTGAGGGCATTCTAATGATATACACAATATATCCAGAAAAAGACGCTACTATATATGAAAAGTCAGAATCAATGAATACTGGTACTGATTCTTTATTGGAACTTATGCACGAAAATACAGAAATTTCTAAATCTTATAATAGTAGAATTCTTATGAAATTCGATGTTTCTGATATAGAAAGTAGAGTTAATGCAGGTAAAATATCCCAAAACGCCAAATATTATTTAGCGTTGAAATCTGTTGATGCAAAAGAAATACCACAAGAATATACAATTTATGCATATCCGCTAAGTGCTTCTTGGACAAACGGTACTGGAAAAATGTCTCACAAACCAGTAACAACTGACGGTGTTTCTTGGAAATATAGAACATCTAAAGCAGTTGGTTCAGCGTGGAATATTCCACCTACGATTGCAAATTATGAATGGGATAATGTTTCAATGACTTGGGTTGATGCTAATATTTTATTTGGTGTAAACCTTTCAGCGTATGTTACTTCATCTTACTACTCAAAACCGGGCGGTGGTACTTGGTGGAACTATGACAATTTAGAATGTTCACAAGTATTCTCATATCAAACAGCAGATGTTTATATGGATGTTACTAGCATAATTAAAAAATGGATAACTGGATCTGGACGCTTCGATAATGATGGTATGCTTATAAAATTTAGCGATGAATTAGAAAAAACACCAGAATCATTAGCAAGTCTTAAATTCTTTGGTACAGACAGTAATACTATTTATGTTCCAAGACTTCATGTAGTTTGGAATGATTCAAGTTATTCAACTGGCAGTTTATCCAACGCAGTTTTAGAAAATCTAAACATAAATGTAGGATTGAAAAAGAATTATGCTGAAAGTGAAAAAGCAAAAATAAGAATTTATGCAAATACACGATACCCACAAAAAAACTACACAACACAATCTTATCAAACTACAAATTATTATTTACCATCTTCGTCTTATTATGAAATAAGGGATGCACATACAGATGAAATAATTTTACCATTTGATACAACTGGTTCTAAGATAAGTTGTGATAGTACAAGCAGTTATTTTAATCTTTGGATGAATTCATTTCAACCTGAGAGATTTTATAGAGTTGTACTTAAAGTTGAATCGAGTGGTGGAGACAATGTTCAAGTTTTTGATAATAATTATTACTTTAAGGTTACGAGATGAGTGATAACTTACAAAGAAATTCTGCTGGTGCGATAATACATATACGTTCTGAAAATAATGAAGGAATGATTGATGTTAATCTTGTTGATGATAGATACTTGATGAGTAGTCTTAACTATATCATTAATACTTCATTTAATGAAATAGAAGACGCTATAACTTCACAATTAAATGTTTTACAACTTGCAGCAAATGCAACTTTAATGCGAGATGATGCAGCTGATAAATTTATTAAGAGTTTATCAAGTTTAGTAAATGTTAATTCAAGTTCTCCAGATGGTTTACGAGCAAAAATAGCACAATTAGAAAATCAGTTGACACAACTATCTAACTCGGAAAAAAGTACAGCAGAAGCTAATAGTGGTTATCGGGATCGAATAAACGCATTACGATACGAATTACAAATTTTACAAGACGCCGTAATAAAGGGTTTTGGTGGTAATACTAGTGGTTTACCATAAAGAGAATGAGATAAAAAAATATGCCAAATTTTAATTATAAAAATGTTAATGATATTTTATTATCAAAAGAGCCAATTCGTGGATTAAGAACTAGTACAAGTTCTTTAACTAAAACGGTTGTGCCTAAATTTAATAATTTAATATTAAATTCTGTAAATTCTGCTGATAGTATAGAAAGTGTAGAAATCCATGTATTTAATCCACTTGGTGGTTATATAACTTCTTTATATGATTTACAATCTTGGAAAATAGATGTTGGTACTGATAATAAAGTAAGACAAATACATTTAGATGTTCACCGTGATATTTTTGATTTAAAATTACAATCATCTACATATAGAGTAGTTTATAATTTCTTTAGAAATTTTATTGGTGGTGCATTTAGTTCAAAAATGTTTATATCTGATATTTCTTCAGATAGAAAAGAATTAAAAGTTTCACTTTCTGATCCAGAAAATCAAATAGCACTTGAACAATTAAGAACATTTGTTTTAGATTATTTAACACCAAAAACTTATTTACCGCCAATAGTTTTGAATTTTGGTGAAAATCAAATAATTGATGTTATTAATGTAACGTCCGATGGTAGTAGAACAAGTTTCTTTGTAAAATTATTTGATCCATTACCAACTGATATTGAATTATATTATGAGTTTTGGGTTGCAAGTCAGATAATAAAACCATATATCGATTTAATATCTATTGAACAACGAGAAGCTCCACAGTTTGTTGAGGAAATAGCAGGACCAAATTTTGATGCTGAAATCGATTATTGGATTACAACCGAAACTGATTATAAATCTTGGACTGATTTATTATCAACAAATGTACAAACCTCACAAGAAATTCTGAACCGATACATTTTTGATTCTGGTTCAACTGTAAAGTTAAATTTAGATTTTAGGGAATTTGGAAACTTTGTGTTTTATGCTTCAGCAGAAGACAGAGTAGAAAATTTCTTATATAAAGTAGGACTTATAGAAACGTATAATGGACAATTAGATACACTAAATTCATATAGTGGTTCTTTTACTGGTTCACTAAGTAACGGTGTTTGGACAGCAGGTGGTGGAACTGGCTCATACTCTACTTCATTTGGTACAAATAAAATAACAATAGCAAATTTACGTAATAAAGTTATTTCTGGATTTGATGAGTTTGAAAAATGGTTGTACTATGAAACTACGGCAAGTAACTACTATACATACCAAGAAGATTCATCAGTTACACCGTTTCCGAAGTATTCTGTAACTGGTAGTGATTATCATATAGCAACCAAAGAAGGAAAATATAAACTTTATAAAGCAAATTCTAATGAAGTTATAACTTGGTATGAAGACTTGTTAGATAAAGCAACTGATTTCGATATGAGAAATGATAGTGCTTTACGAAAAACTATTCCTGATTTCATAGGAGAAGATGACGAAAATAGTGCGTATATAACTTTCATTAATATGATTGGCCAACATTTCGATATAATGTACTGGTATACAAATCATTTAACCAAAAAAAATGAAAGAATTGAAAATCCAAAAGATGGTTTATCGCAAGATTTAGTTTATCTGGCTGCAAAAAATATGGGTTGGACTTTATCACACGGAACTCAAGCAAAAGACCTTTGGGAATATGCACTTGGAGTTAGTGGAAGTGGTGATCCAATTTGGACTGGCAAAACAACTACAAATAGATATAATGCGTTAACATATGAAGAAAGAACAAAAGAAGTTTGGCGTAGAATTCTTAATAACTTACCTTACATTTATAAAACAAAAGGTACTGCTCGTGGTATAAAGGCATTACTAACTGCATATGGTATTCCAAAAACAGTTTTAAGTATTAGGGAATACGGTGGTCCAGATAATGCAGATTTTGGAATGATTCCAAGAGCAGAATGGGAAAAACACACTTACTTCCTTAACTTTAAGGGTACTTTTCCAACACCAACACACCAACATCATATTAGAACACCTTGGGAAAGAGTATATAACACAGCAGACGGTTGGTCATATTCAGATGCACTTACATTCCGTTGGAGAATGGAACCAGATAAATATCATGCATACGGTGCGGATTCTATTCAAACGATTCTTCAGAAAAATTCAGGTAGTAGAGTTGATTGGTTTGTTACTGCAACACATGATGGTACAGATCCAGAAAAAGGAAGTTTACGTTTTTATTTAGGCGATGGGACAAATTATGCAACTGCTTCAATTACAGACGAATATTTGTATGATGATATTCCACTTAATATTTTGATTCGTAGAAGTTCAAGAAATGATGCTACTGGTTCAAACCAAATATATGATTTTATATTAAAAACTGGTAAATATGGTAAAATAGCGGTTGAGCGTTCTGCTTCAATTGTTGTAAGTGGTAGTTTAAGTGGAAGTTATAACAGAGCTTGGTCATCCGATGGACAACTGTTCATTGGATCTGGTTCAAATCCGCAGACAAATAATATACTTAGCGGTTCTGTTTTTGAACTTCGTTATTGGTCAAATCCATTAACTACTTCATCTTTCGATAATCATGTTCTTGCACCACGTTCTTATAATGGTAATACACCGACTTCTTCTTTCTATGACTTAAAAGCACAATGGAAATTCTGGCAGAAATTTGATGCAGCGGCAACTTCGAGTTTATTAAGTAGTCATCCAAATCAAAAAGAAAATAAATTTTATAGTTCTTCTAAGGTTGCAACTTTATTAGGATTAACTGAGGGTTCATTTGAACCATTGTATGAAACATATAATATGGAAGTTCCATCTGTTGCAGGTGATACTCCATTTACTGAAAAAGCAAGAATAGACTCTGGTTCTTTATATACAGGTTTGAGTCACGATACTTCAGCAGAAATATCAATGTTTGACGCTTATTCAATTGATTCAAATAAATTAATGGTTGCGTTTTCACCACAAACTATAATAAATGAAGATATTTATGAAGCAATTGGATACACACCGATAGATAATTATTTTGGGTATTATGATAATATGTACTCAACTGAATATCCACAGTTGAAAAGATTTGCAAGAGAATATTGGCAAAAATATGAAAATAAAAATGATTTTACTGCTTACATAAACTTAATTTCAATATATGATTTTAGTGTATTTGAACAAATCCGTCAAACCCTTCCTGCAAGAGTAAATCCAATACTTGGACTTGCAATAGAACCGAATGTACTTGAACGTTCAAAGGTAATTGGTTTACGTGGTATTTCCGCAATTGGTGGCGATGCAACGGTAAAAGAAACAGAAGACTTATCGAAATTACCAATACCAAGCGCTGAAATAAACAGTAAAAAAACTCTTATACTTGTTGGATTCGATGAAGAACTAAACTTAGAAGCAAAATCTGTTTCTTCTGATTTAGATTTGAATTTTAAAATGAGTGGTGATGGACAAGATTTAATTCAAGAAAAAGATGTTGATGTAAAATATACACCGTACATAAGCAATGTAAGTAAAATTACTTATATAGAATCATCAACTATAAAACCAAAAACAACGGTAGAATATAAACCAAGATTAATGATATTATCTGGAAGTAATAGTACACCCAAATTAAATTTATTTAATACAGATAAAAATGCAAGTTTAGACCTTGGATTGAAATCAACTACTGGTAAACTTAATCCAGCATATTCTTGCTCATTTGATGATAGTTTTACAACAACATACGCTCGTACAAATATAAATTGGTTTTCTGATTCAGCAGAAGATGTTGGTTTTGGATATGGATGGGATGAAACAAATAATAGTAGTGGAGCAGCAACTGCTGTATTTACATCAATTCAAAAATATGCAAGTGATAATTTTTATAGTAAATATAATTTTGCATATACAAGTAGTGCAGATGCGTTTGAGAAAAATTATTCAAGTTATTATGTAACAACCTCTAGTTATTTGAATCCTCACAATTCTTCAACACCTACTAAAAATAGGGCGTTTGACGGCTGTAAACTGTCATCGCCTGATATTAATCAGATTGATTATGATAACCAAGGTCCGTGGCAACCATGCGTTGAGAGAAGTAAGCGCTGATGATTAAGACAACACGTTATAAATAAAATAATGTTCTTAAAAAATGGTTTTTTTATTAGTAATCTAATAATTATAGTAGTAAATAATTTATTTCAAAAAGGAGTATAATATGGGTTATTTGGATAACACAACGGTCACTATTGACGCAATTCTTACTAAAAAGGGTAGAGAACTTCTCGCAAAAGGTCGCAGTCAGTTTAATATTACAAAATTTGCATTAGCCGATGATGAAGTTGATTATGATTTATGGAATCCTTCTCATCCAAAAGGTATTGATTATTTCGGAACAGTTATTGAAAATATGCCAATAACGGAAGCAGTGCCAGATGAAACTCAATCATTGAAATATAAATTAATTACTATGGACAGAGGACAGATTTCTATTCCTTATTTAACTATTACCGAAAATGTAGGAACAGATGGTGGGTTTGCAATAAATAATCTGAATGTAACTCAGATCATAACACCACTCACAAATCAAGTAAATAACAATGGTCCACAAGTGGTAGCACTCAATTCAACTTATACGTTTACTTTATTAGATAATACGTATATAACAATTACCGCACCTTCTGGAGTAGGAACTGCATCTGGTCAATCTATTACAACCGAAGCATCAAATATTACTATAGCACCAAGACAATTACCAATAACTTCTGATAAAAAGACAAAACTGATTATCACTGGAACTGGAACTGGTGCAAGACTAGTTATTCCTATTACCGTAAAATATATAGCACCAACGACTGTGTAATCATTTTAATATAGTTTTTATAAGAAAAAATAGGAAATAATATATGGGAAGGCCAGTAATTTTCAAACAAGTTGAAAACACCGTATTTGCTACATCTGATCAGAATAGAGCTGAAAAATTAATTTATACACGAGGTTTGTGGGATCCTGCATTACCAACCTTAAAGACATTTTATACAAGTTCCACTCAAAATACTAATTCAAAATCATATTATTATGAAGTTTGGTCTTCTGCTTCATTGGATTGTGACGATGTAAAAATGTTTTCAGTTGCTTATGGTAACAAGAATGGTTCAGGTTCATTGAACGACGGCGGAGAAGTAAATGACACACCATCGAGAGCAGTATACTCACAATATAAACTTTCTTGTTTGGATGGCGATGAATTAGGATTTTATATATCGGGATCAAGTCAGTATAGAGAGATGAATCACTTTTACGCGATAAATATAAATCGTGATAAATTTGGTGATAAATTAGATCCAGGTAATTTTGAAATAAGTTTAGTAGAACTTTCTGGTAGTGCATATTCTAATAATTATTTTACTGGTAGTAATGTTCAAGTTAGTTCTTCTAATAAATTAATTACTCTGATAGATGATTCAAACGATCCATCGAACAAATATGAATTTAGTGGTCAGCCATCAATTGTAAGAAATGTTGTTAGTGGTACGTTAGCGAATGGAGTTTATATATCACCCGCAGGCGTTCCCATTTCTTATGGTTTGGTTTTTCCAGATAGAGGTGTAATTTTATTAGACGCAGACGTTTTAAATACAAGTGCGTCATTTAATACCGTTACTGGCAGTAATGTTGCAGGCGATAACTCAAGAAAATTATTTACATCTATTAGTGGTGCCGCAGTGGTTCCAAATTCAGGATTTACTGCAAGAGCAATGGATATAAAAAATCAACAATATGTGTTTGTTAGAATAAATAATGGAGACTTTAATTATTCAAACAATCCAACTTATGTTACTTCTTCACTCGCTTTGGGTGATAAAGGTATGATTCGTGAAGATTCATTTAAGGAATATCCTTATACATACATAACAACTGTTGGTTTATACAACGATTTGAATGACCTCATTGCAGTTGGTAAAATGAGTAAACCAGTAATAAAATCACCAACATCAGAATTATCAATAACCGTTAAATTAGAGTATTAAAGTTATGCCAGATCCATATATTTATAAAGAGTTTGATGATACAACGGATATTTTGTATAATCAACGAGAACTAGTTACAGCACCATTGTGGTCAAACGGTCAAGCCGCACTTAATAAAATATTTACAAGTTCTTTTCAAACTGCTACTCAGAAAGAGTATTATTATGAAGTTTGGAACAGTCAATCAAGTGCTCAAGGTGCTGAACCACAATTTTCTATTGTTTATGCTGATTTACCAGGTAGTGGTTCAGGTACAGGTTCACTTGATGAAGACTTATTAATACGACCAACCAGAACAAACTATTTTCAATATAAACAACTGTTATTACCACCCGGTGTAGATACGTTTACGTTTATGGATGGTTTTGCATCAGAACAAACATCAGAATATGTTTATATTATAAACATTAATCGTTCGAGATTTAAAGACAGGGTAGATACAGGAAACTGGCAATTATCACTCGCTGCGATAAATCATCTTGGTCAAATAAATTCTACTGCAAGTATTATCAATCTTATAGATGATTCTGGTGCACAAACAACGGGATTAACAACACAAGGTGGACGAGTTTACAATATTCGTAGTGGTAGTTTAGTTAATGGTGTTAAGACGGGTGATTTAACTCCTTATGGTTTATTTTATCCAGATAATGGTATGATGGTACTAAACGGAAAGGCACTTGACGCATCTGCTTCTTTTGGAACAATACGATTAGCTCAACCAACAACTGGCAGTGACCAACGAAATGGTTTACGATTGTTTACTTCTATTAGTGGTGCGATGGGAAGGACTGAGCTATCTTCTTCATTTCAAGGTAGAACAAGTGAAGTGATTGCTTCTATGTATTATTTCGCAAGACTTCAATGGAATGAATTTAATTATACTAATAATGATACTTTCTATGATTTACGAGGTGGTACTTATGGAGTAGTAACACATTCACTTATGGCAGGTCCCTTGGGGAATCCAGAAGTATTTCCAACTACTGTTGGTTTATATGATGACGATGAAAATTTATTGGCAGTTGCTAAATTAAGTAAAGCAATAAAAAAGACATATGATCACGAAATGATTATTAAAATTAAATTAGACTATTAATAGAGTTATATAAAATGAGCGTATTCATCCCGATTACAGAACAAGATTTCATAGACCTTACACAAGAAAATGTAAAAGGAATTATTGATGCTCTCAATGATGCCAATTTTACAAATGATGATGCTGCGGTTGAGACTTATGCCGGTTTATTGAATGATATTGTAAGAAAAGCAGGCAATCTTTCATTACAGAACGAAGCAAGCGTTATATCAACTATAAGTGATTTTATTATTAGATATTCTGATTCGTTTTCGGGTACATATGCTGATTTATTAAACTTAAAAACTCAAAATTTTAATGGTAATGTTAATAATACTTACATTGATATTGTTTCTGTAAAACAATGTACAACAGAACCCATATTACAATTAACAAATATTCGTGAATCAAAGTATTATGTAGATTTTTCAACAAATTCAAATATTGATTTTAATTGGTTGGATAATGGGTCAAGGGGATGTAGACTTACAGCAGATTTAGTCTATTGTTGTCCAGCTGGCCCATTGACTCTTACCGGTCCTGGTGGAGTAAATGGTCCTGTCAAACCAGTTGATTCGGTGAAGTTAATTAAAGCTGGCGTTATTCTTGCAGAATCACAGACATCATTTTGGTATGAAGATTGTGGTACAGATGGTCAAGATAGAAGACCCGTTTATCAAGGTTGGTATGATGAACGTGATATAACTAATATTTTCGGTTGGAAAACTTTCGCTGCAAATGGGACTGTAATTCCTTTAGAGCGTGAGTTACAAGAGTACATACTTGCTGGTATAAATAACGATACTATTTCTTGGGGTGGACTTGGCGGTGCAACAGGAGTAGCTAATCCATGTACTACCACCCACAACGCTGACGAACTTGATAAATATTTTCAAGCAGTAATGTTCAGAGCGTTAGGAAGAAACGCAATATCTGGTATTAATATTTATAATGGGGATGTAAATAATGTACAGAGATTGAGTAGAAGTACTTTTCAAAACGATTCAATAATAAGAACGGATGTTGCGGTCGATGGTAATGGAATAAGAACATTTATAGGATACGGTTATAAATCTGGTTGTTTTCAAAAGGAACGTTGTATTCCTGCAAATACAGATTGTGTAACAACTGAAGCAATTATTTTCGGATTGCGAGATAAATTGGATGCTCAAGGAAACAAAGTTCCAACGATTCGTCAAGTTCTCAGTAGAGGTACTGAACTTGTAAAGATTCCAGGAAAACCTTGCTACGAAGGTATACGAGTTGAGTATGCAATGGTTCAACCAAAAGAAAGAAAATTTTCAATATTAACTGTTTGTCCAGGAAAATCACCCGAGGAAACTCAAGAATGGCGAGACGATAACTCTGTAGAAAATATAATTCCATCTAATATAGAAGTAGTTTATGAGAATGTACAACCTGCTTTACTAAAAAATGGTGATATAAAATATCCAGCAGAGTGTATAGGTAGAGAAGTATACGAAGACGCAGAACCGTTTGTAGATAAAAATGATCCATGTGGGTGTTATGAAATTTATGCTTCTAGTGTTTATATTCAATATCCAGATTATTCAACACAAGGTCAACCAGATTATCTTCAAGGAATTAGAGTTGCATCGAAAATAAATTATAATGGTCTTGGTGAGGGATTAAAATTACAAAGAAAATTCAAAGCCTCTCATTGTATAGATGATCCAGTTCGTGTTTTTCATGGGTTGATAAATACTAAAGATATTTTAACTGGTAGAGAAACTAAAATATTCCGTGGTTTATTTAATACTTCTCAATCTTTAGATTGCTACTATACAAGTTCAACACAAAATACAGCATCTAAAGAATATTATTATGAAATAACCGATTGTGAATCCTGTGGAAGAACTTCTTATTTTGGTTTGGCGTATGGACACTATCATGGTTCTGGTTCACTTTATAGTGGATATGAATCAGAAGATACACCAACTAAAGCAATGTATTCACAGCAAAGATTATCAGCACTTGAAATGCCAGAAAAATATTTCAAGTTTTATACAAATGGTGTAGTTACTGAAAGTAAAGATGTTTATATTATAAATTTCAACCGAGATTCATTTGTACACAGATTAGATCCAGGTAATTTTGAGATAAATTTAGCAGAACTTTCTGGTAGTGGTAAAATAAATAGAGAACATACTGGTAGTAAAGTTGAAGTAAAAGCTAATGCATCAATTGTTACACTCATCGATAATTCAGGCGATATTGGAGTTGATTTATTTTGTAAAGATTCTGAATTTACAGCATTCGACTTAGTTAGTGGTAGTTTAGTAAATGGAATCCATTCATCTGGAACTGGTTCTAATTTAGATACTTACGGAATTGTGTATCCATCACTTGGTGTATTGGTTATAGATCCATATAAACTTAACAGAAACTTAGGTTTCAATACTGTGACTGGTTCAAATGTTAGAGGTGATAATGCGTATAAACTTCATACTGCAATAAGTGGAGCTGCTGCATTGGGTTATAAAATGAAAGCAAGAAATGTTGAATATAAAACAACTAACCATTACTTTATAAGAATAGGTGCAGCAACCTCAAATTATAGCAACAATCCAACATTTGTTTTAGATAATCCTACCACTTTAGCAGAAACAGGAATGTTTAGACATGAGTGTTTTAAAACTGAACCTGTAACGTTTGTAACAACTATTGGTCTGTACAATACTGCAAATGAATTATTAGCAATAGCAAAACTAAGCAAGCCAATACAAAAAACACAAGATACGGACGTTTTAGTTAAAATACGGTTAAATTGGTAAAGAGGTTATTTAAGATAAACTATGGC